GCCGGCAGGCATGCCCATCAACGAGGCTTGCGCCTGTTGGATCGTCGCCTCGGCCTGCGCCAGTGACTCCAGCGAGCCGTCCCAGACGGTGGCGAGCAGGCGCGTGCGCTTGCGGGCGATGGCCTTGGGGTTCTTGGCGTACAGCGCCGCGGTGCGCTTCTGGACGTGCTGGAGGGTGATGTTGGCGACGTAGAGGTCGTCGTCGATGATGTCGTTGTAGGCGCTCACCTTCGGGTCTTCCGGCCACTGCTGGCCAGAGACAAACTTCTGGTCGTCCTCCATCTTGCGGAAGGTCTTTTCCCAGTGGCTCCTGCCCTGCTTGACCATGTCGGACATGGCGGTGACCAGCCGCTTGCGGCGCTCGTCCGGCTCCGGCCGATCGCGCTTCATCACGTCTTCGTCGGGTGGGGTGACGCGGGTAAACTCGTCGCCGTGGCCCATTGGCGCTGGCGGCGGCGTCATCGGTGGGGCGTTGCCCGGCAGCATCTCGCCGCCGGCCGTCTGCGATGTCGCCTGCCCGAGCGCGTCGAGCAGCGGTGAGCCGGTTGCGGTGGGACCAATCGGAGGTAGAGCCATCTCACCAACCGCCGTTACGGGTAACGTTACGTCTTTGCAAGTCCGAAGAGTGCCGGACCCAGCCAAGCGTCCCGACAACTACACCTTTTTCTTCTTTTTTCCTACGTTTGATCGGCTGCTGCATGGATAGGCCCATGCCGATGTAGCTGACGCAATCGACAATATCGTCTCTGGAGCCGTGCGGGAACTGCAGGAGCTCCTTCTTGGCCTCCATCCACCACGGCGCGAAAGCCGGCCAGAACACCTTGCCCATCGCGATCCGGCCGAGGATCGACTGCGATCGGCTCACCTTGTCGGCGATAGGCGTCATCTCGTAGATCGAGCAGAACACATGCCGTTCCAGCATGCGCTTGCGGAGGAACGGGCCTACCGATCGACTGAGCTGGCCGGTCTCGCCCCAGAAGTGGACCGGCTTGTATTTCTCCATCAAATCGATCATGCGCTCGACGATGCGGTCGGCCGGGAAGCGGCCCCACACGGCGTCGGGCATGACCCACAGGTTCTCTTCCTCGTCCAGCGCGACGATCAGCAGGCAGGATTTGTCGCGGTCCTGGCGCGCCGACACGGCGAGGTCGGCGGCGCCGTAATAGCGCAGCGTCGTTGACGGCGGCAGCTCCTTGCGCTGGTAGGTGAGCAGCCGATCGGCGGGGAAGTGGTTGCCCTTGTCGGGGGTCGGCGAGCCTTGGTACAACGCCTGGAAGCCGCGCGGGTCGGCGGAGCGCATCTCCTCCAGGTACTCGACCGGGAATCTCTCCGGCCACAGCGCCTCACCCTCCTTGCGGCCGAGGCGGTCGTGGTCGGTGGCGAGCGCCGGCAGGTCGATGATCTTCCACTTCGGCCCCTCGGTCGGCGAGTAGGATGGGTTGAGCGGGTCAGTTAAGCGTCCAACCAGATCGTCCTCGCTCCAGCGCGTCTGGATGATCACGATCCAACCGGAGTGCGAGATCAACCGCGTCTTGGCGACCTGGTTGTACCAGGTCCACAGCTTCTCGCGGGTGATGACGGAGTCTGCCTCGACGCGGTCCTTGATCGGGTCGTCGATCAGCAGGCCGGTCGCGCCGCGGCCGGTGATTGCCGCGCCGCGGCCGACGAAGAACAGCTTGCCGCCCTGCACCGTCTCGATGCGATCGACGCTGGCGGACTTCAGTTTCACGTCGGGGAAGATCTGCTTGTAGAGGGAATCGTCCAGATAGGCATCGACCTCGCGGCCGAAGTCCCAACTGAGGCGGTCGGCATAGGTCGCCAGGATCAGCGACTGCTCCGGGTGGCGCCCCAAGAACCACGCCGGAAACAGCCTGCTGGACAGCTCGCTCTTGCCGTGGCGCGGCGGGACATTGATGATCAATCGCTTGATCTTGCCCTTCTCGACTTGTTCCAGCGCCGCGGCAATCACCTGGTGGTGTCTGGCCACGTGGTAGAGCGAGTAGTCAACATCATCGTTGTGGTCGGGGTCCGGCTTCATGAACCGGGCGAAGTCGATGAGATCAGAACGGGCGGCGGACGCCTGCTGGCGGCGCTTCAACAGCCGGAAGTAGCGGGTCTCGTCAGGAGTGAGCTTGCGAGCTCCCATCAGGTGTCTTTCGCGGCGTCTTTCGCGGCCTCGCGCTCACGGGCGGCTTCGAGGACGGCGTGTGCGGCTGCTTCGACAAAATCTTCATCTCGATCGCCCGTCGCGCCATCATTCGCTTCCTGCGGCTCAGGGACATCTTCGTCACGGCGCTTCTCCTCGTCCCAGCCGTCGTCGAGCACCAGGCGCGTCATCTGTTCCTTCAACGCCTTGGCCGCCTCGTTGCGCGGCACCTTGTTGCGGTAGGCGTCGAGCAGTTCAGCGATGGCCAGCTCGATGTCCTTCATCCTCCAGTCGCTCATTTCGTCCTCACAACGGTTACGCCAGAACGGCAACGGGCTGCCGTCAATTTCTCTGCCTATGCCGACGGCCTGTGGGTTAAGCCCGCAAAAGGCATCCAGCCGACCGTAGGCGTCTTCACGCCAAGTCATTTCCCGCCATCACTCCAGCCGTTCGTGTTGCATCCACGGATAGTTCTGCGTTGACAGGATCAGCTCACGTCCCGCAACCGCGACGCCGTAATGTGATTGGTAGCCGGGGTTCCACCGCCAGCCAAACCAGCGTTCACTCCGGTCGGGGTGGACCCCGACGGCCCACCGCCACAAAGCCTTACGGTGCCAACAGGCGAGGACCACACCGCCGTCACTTGCGCGGGTGAACATGTGAAGAGGGCCGATGTTCATTTTCCTTGCCTTTGCTGCTGCTGCTGCGCGTCACCGGCTCGGTGAAGGTGAAGTCCAGCGGACCTGATACCACGGATCCGGTGTGGACCTCCACAGGGCAGACTGCGGGCACGACGAACAGCGACGGCTTCACACCGGTCGTCACTTCTGTCTCGGAGACAAAGGTCGTCGGCTCGTTGAGACCGTTGAAGGTGATGATCGAGTCGGCGGTAAAGCCGGTGCCGATAGCCCGCATGGTGATGTCGGCAGCATCGCCGGCCACGGCAGCGTTAGGAGAAAGGCTAACGAGCGTAGGTGCGGCTGGCGGCTCCGGCGGTGTCGGCCCGCCTTCATAGGTGACCCAGGACTCGTCGTTGCGGGTCATGTCGGTCTGCAGCTCGAGGATCTTCGCCGCGCGTTCCTTCGGCAGAACGTTGCGGAATGGATCGATGGCGACCGTCATGGCGTCGTAGAACGCCTGCTCGCCGGGGTCCACGGACATCGGAGTAGCGGATTTGGTCGTGCCTTTGGCCATTGGACTCTGCCTTTCTATGTGAAGGTGAACGGCTTCGAAACCGTTGTGAAAACGCCCTGGTTACGCACGGCGATATTCCAGACGCCCGCCGCCGGGACGGTCAGGGTCGGCAGCACGATGGTCATCGAGGTCGCCGAGACGAACGTCCGCGGAAACACCGCGCCGTTGACGATCACTTCGGAATAGGTCGTGTGGAAATTGGTGCCGGTCAAGGTGACGGTGGTGTTGGCAGCGCCGTGGACCGCCGTGGTCGGCGAGATCGACGCCAAAGTCGGCAGGTTGGTGGCGTTGGCCCCCATCCAGTTGGCGGCGGTCTCGTCGGTCATGAAATGGCGGGTGAGGCCGTCGTCGCCGGTGAGCGCGACGCGGTTGTTGCCCATGACGCGGAAGCCGGTGATGATCATGCTCTGTCTCCTAGCGTTTTGCGGGCTCCATGCACCGCTCGATCAGGGCGCTCGTCACCTGGAGGCGGTCGTCCTGTGCCTGGGACTCTCTATAGTACGCGATCAATTGTAGCACGATTATCAGGACGACGATCGCCAGGCACAATGGATTGCCCTTCAGGGCGTGTGTTATGCCCGAAATCGCCTCGCCGGGGTCGAGCGTCAATCACTTGCCCTTTCGTCCGGTTTTGGCCGCAGTCTCAGGTGCTGGATCCTCGTAAGCGAGGACCGTGCCGCCGCTTTCCTTGAACCTCAGCCAGTCGCCGACTTCGCTGTCTTCGGTCAGCCACCAGATTTGGCCCTGATCGTCGGTGCAGGTGATCGCCTTCTGGCCCGCCGGTTTCGGCTCGGCCTGCAGCGGGTCGGGCGGGGCGTACTGGCAGGAAACGTAGGGCATTTCACATCCTCGCACTTATTGAAGCACCCGCGCTGGCGATAAAACCGCCGGTGGCGACACCGCCAGCCGTAAGACGGCACCCGGAGGCTGCGCTGTGGCTCGCAGCAGACGTAATCTGTGCTCCAGTCGTATTGGTGTTGGTAGCTGGCCCCAACGCCGCAAAAGCCGGGGTCGTCCGCATCGGAACAGGAAGCAGCGCCGGAAAGCTTAGAGAGACCGCCGCTGTATAACCTGAAGCGGTCATATGAGCCGTCTGGAAATACCGCTGGCACGCCCGCAATTCCTCGGCCTCATCCGGCATCTGCCACGGCGGCGCGATCCCGGTGTTGAGCGGGTCGAGATAGAGGCCGACATCGTACAGTTCATAGACGGCACCGGCTGTCGCAAGACCGTTCGTGTTGCTGGACGTGATGCTGAAATTTCCCGCCTGCCAGCCCGCGACACCAACGGCAGTGGCGGCATTGGCGATCATAAAACAAACCACCAGACTTAGATTAGTGTCTATTGGCCATGTTCCAGTGACATCGCCGGGGATGACGAGCGTCTGAACGGTGTCGGTATTGGCTTGGCCCGCCGAAATGGTGAAGTTGGCGATATAACTGCGATTGAGGGCCGCGCCGTTATACAGGCGAATGGACCATGTTCCGGCAGGGCTCTTCCAGCCGAAACGAAGAATGGACTGTCTCGCTGACGCTGTGCCGTAGCCAAAATCCGCAGTACGGGCACCTTCAATAGGTTGTATAATCTGAAGATACTCGCCAGCGGTAAGCGAAGCGTCGGCAGTGCCGACCGTCATTCTGAGACGGTTCTGCGAACCATTCGGCGTGACTGCCTGAACGCGCTGGAAAGTGACTGTCCCGGTTGTTGTTGCTTGCCCATTCCATTGGTCGGCGGCATAGAAGTTTATCCCTCCAAGCGGCCCGCCTGCCGTGTTGCCCCACTCCTGACTGATCTGCACCGCGCCGTTGACGATGCGGTTGCGCGCCTCGGCCTTGCCGATGTCCTGCGGGGCCTCGACGATGCGCCAGACGCCGTCGAGATAGACGTACTGGAGGCCGGTGGTCGAAGTGAAGACCTGACCTTGGGAGGGGCTGTTGGGGAAATTGATCATGCCAGCCAATCCACGCTGATCGAAGCAAAGACGGGGGCGGTGGGTATAAGGAACCGCATCTTCACCACTGGTCCAGTGCCGGGGAATGCGGCAGCGGCAGCGTAACCTTGCCAATATATGGAGGAGAACAGGTTGCCTGCCGCCGAATGATAGGCTTCGCCGCGTGTGTAATACATAAAATTATTGGCATTGCTGTAACGTTTGAGGAGGACAACTACGTCCGCCATGAGCGGCATGTCGTTGCGGTCAGTCGAGGGCGTGAGGGTCCAGCCGGTGCCGGGCGTATTCCCCTGCTTGGTATACCCCGTCGAGCCGGAGGTATTCGTAAACCCACCAACGGCGTAATTGCCGGAAGTGCTTGGGAACGTCGTTCCGTCCGTACTGATCTGCATTACGAGGGTGTTAGTCCCACTCGCGAAGAAATAACGCAGCGTCAGCCGCGCCTGTGACGGACCCCATGCAGGCACAGAAATGTCGAACGAGGTCACCCCGGCGGGGTTAAACTCTTGCCGTACCAGCCGCCAGACGCCGTTGACCATGACGTATTCGCCATTGTCGCTCGGCGCGGTCGGCAGCACCTGCCCGGAGACCTGCACCCACTGGGCGGAGTCGGAGTCGGCGTACCATATCGCCATGGTTCCGGTGGCGCTGTTCCACCAAAGCTGGCCGATTGCCGGAGTGAGCGGAGCCGTGTCGGAGACGTAGACGGTGACCGGGGCTCCTTGGGAGGTGCCCTTCCATGCGACGCCGTCCCAAGTGAACACCGGGCCGCCGACCGGGGCGTATGTGTCGTTGAGCGCGGGGGCGAGGGGAAAATTAAAAGACAATTTACATCCTCGCGTTCACATGGACGGTTGCCGCACTAAAGTTAGCCTGGCCGGTAGTAGTCGCTACAGCAAATATCGTGACCCCTGTCGGACCTTGTGGGCTCGTAACGCCTATTCCACTCGCGTTCGAATACGTTACATCGGGAAATGTAAGAGCCGCCTGTGTGCGCATACTCGTTGGGTATTGGATCGTGTACATGAAATTACCCAACGAGTAGACCTGTAAGCGAACGCCCGTCTTCCAATAATACCGCTGGCACGCCCGCAGCTCCTCAGCCTCGTCCGGCATCGTCCAGTCGGGGGCTTTTCCGGTATTGGCCGGGTCGAGATAGAGGCCGACATCGAACAGTTCGAAAGTGTTGCCGACCGTCGCCATGCCATTGGTCTGGGCGGGTGTCGTCATAGGCCCGCCCGCTTGCCAGCCAGTCGCACCATTGGCCACGGTCGTCCCTGCTGCCAATATGATGCGGAAGTAAATGCCAACATCGGTGTCTACCTCCCATGTGCCTGTCACGTCGCCGGGGATGACGAAGGTCTGTTCCGTGTCGGTATTGGCCTGCCCCGCCGTGATCGTGATCAGGGCGATATAGGTGCGATTGCCTGCATCGTTCATCAAGCTTAAAGCGTAAGTCCCGGCGGGGGCCTTGAAGCCAAAGCGCGCCACCACTTGCTTGGCTTGCGCCGTACCCCAGCGGAAATCCGCCACCTTCACCCCTTCGATAGCCTGCCTCAGTTGGATGTAGTCCGCCGCCGCCAACGCGGGCTTGGCCACGTTGACCGTCATCCTGATGCGGTTCTGCGACCCGTTCGGCGTTACTACCTGCACCCGCTGCTGCGTCGCTGTGCCGGGCGATGTCGAGCTCCACCCCACCCATTGATCGGCGGCATGGGTCGATAACGCCGCCGCTGGGCCAAGCACAGTGTTGCCGTATTCCTGACTGATCTG